CACAGCTATCAAATCTGCCACCAGCAGTTCGCGCTCTGCGCCGCCTCGTCCAGCACGCCGACCGGCAAGATGATCACGGTCAACGTCCAGGGGGGCGGCACAGCCCAGTATCCTGAGATGGTCGCCGTCTGCCCTGTGTTGAACGGCCCGTCGATTGCCGACGTGACCGGCGGCAACATGAAGGGCTCGTGCGATCAGCCCGGCCCCAATCAGGTCTGGTCGCTGTACCAGTACCGGGACAAGTTCCCGCAGGCCCCCAACTGGTTGCGCAGCGACAAGGCCACGATCCAGACCTTCACGACGAGCGTCGGCAACGGCATCTCGAATATGTTCAGTTTCGCCTGCACCCTGGAACCCAAGCGAGCGGGCAGCGTTAAGCTGGCCAAATGCTATGGCCCCGCAGACGAAGACGTGGCCGGTGCGCCTGTTCCGCCGGGTACGCTAGTGGTTACGCAGGCACCCGTGGGCGCTACCTATCCGGTCAGCGGCCCGATCCCTCAATAAGGAGACACCCATGTTTGGTATTCTACGGGGTAAGAAGACCTACGTCGTCGCCGCTCTGTCGATCCTCGGCGCGGGCGCGGGCTACGTCACCGGCGACGCTACTGCTATCCAAGCGGCGCAACTGGTTGCTACCGCGCTTCTGGGCGCGGCTTTGCGGAGCGGTATGCGCTAAGGCCACCGCAGGGGCAGCCGTGACAGGCCGCCCCCGGTACGGTATAAAAACCGCTTGACGGTCGAAGCCTCGTGTAAGGTTGCGGCGTCCATCACCCACCAGTAGGTGCTGTATGGCGACCACGATGACCTTCACGACGCTCCAGCAGGACGTGCGTCGTTATCTTGAGCGCGGCGCCACTCTCGCGTCGGACGCCGTCGTCTACGAGCAAATCCCGCGCCTGATCAATCTGGCCGAACGCCGGATCGCTCGTGAACTGAAGGTCCAAGGGTTCATCAACGTCGTCACCGACACCCTGACCCCCGGCCAGTCGGTCTATCAGAAGCCCGACCGCTGGCGGGACACCGTCTCGATCAACATCGGCGTCGGCCCGACGATGAGCAACCGCAAGACGGTGTTTACACGCTCTTACGAGTACCTGCGGTCCTACTGGCCCGACGAGAGCCAGACCGCTGAGCCGGTCTTTTACGCCGACTACAACTACACCAACTGGCTGATCGCTCCGACGCCGGACGCTGCGTACCCCTTCGAGGTGCTGTATTACGAGCTTCCGGTCCTGCTCGACGACCAAAACCAGACGAACTGGCTGACCGACTACGCCCCGCAACTGCTGCTCTACGCCTCCCTGCTGGAGGCGACGCCGTTCCTCAAGAATGATGAGCGCATCCCGGTCTGGCAGCAGATGTACGACCGCGCGGCGGCCATGCTGAACGGCGAAGACCTCGCCAAAATTCTTGATCGTTCCGCCGTGCGGAAGGAGGCGTAAGCCGTGAGCTACACCCAGGTCTTCGGTGGCAACACCATCTACCCCTCGGACGTGTCGTATCTGGCGCTTGCGCTGGACGCCGACACCGCCCTGCAATGGCCCCTGGAGACGGCGACCGGGTCTAATCTGGTGGCCCGGATCATCGACGTTACGCCGAGCGGCGCGTACTCGATCTTCATGCCGCCGGCCGACCAGACCGGCGTCGGGCAGGTCACCCAGTTCAAGAACCTCGGCCCCTCGACCATCACGGTCAAGGACGACGCGGGCGGCACGCTGCTGTCCATCGCCGCCGGCCTGACGTTCACCCTGTACCTGACCGACAACACCACCGCTGCGGGGACCTGGGACAGTTTCCAGGCCGGAGCCTCGACCGCGCAAGCCCAAGCCTCGGCGCTGGCCGGCTACGGCCTGATTGCTCAGGGCAGCGTCCTGTCCCAGTCGCAGGACGTGACGATCTTCAACAGCGACTTCACCCTCGGGCAGGGTAACCGCGCCTCGGCCTTCGTCTGGGAAGGCGGCCTCGGAGCGCTGACCCTGCCCACGGCGGCCAGCGCCGGCAACAACTGGTTCGTCTCCGTCCGCAACAACGGTGAAGGCAACCTGACCATCCTGCCGCAGGGCAGCGACCTAATTAACAATCAGGCCGACTTGGTGCTGCGACCCGAGGACAGCGCCACCATCCTGACCGATGGCATCAACTTCTTCACCATCGGCTACGGGCAGCAGGCGATCTTCGCCTTCGACTACACGTCGATCAACCTTGCCGGGGAGAGCGGCGACTACGTGCTCAGCGGCTCCGAACTGAACCGCATCGCCTACTCGTTCGTGGGCGCTCTTGCGGGCGACGTGGCCGTCATCCTGCCGCCGACCACCCAGCAGTATTGGGTCGCCAACAACACCACGGGCGGCTCCTACACCCTGTCCATCGGCACCGAGGATCAGGTCGCGCCCATCGACGTGCCGCGCGGCAGCCGGGGCATCTACTACTGCGACGGCGTCAACGTCGTGAAGGCCGACACCGCCTCGACGGCACTGCCAATCACCATCCCTGATGGCGGCACGGGCGCTACGACGGCTGGCGGCGCGCTGATCAACCTCGGCGGCACGTCGGTCGGCATCGATGTGTTCACTGCCGCCTCGCAGGCGGCGGCGCGGCTGGCTATTGGCGGCGCCGCGTCTGGTGCGAACAGCGACATCACGTCGCTTTCCGGGCTTACGACCCCGCTGTCGGTTGCGCAGGGCGGAACGGGTGCGAATACGCTGACCGGCTACGTCAAAGGTAGCGGCACGTCGGCGCTGACTGCCTCGGCAACCGTGCCCTTCTCTGATGTAACAGGCACGGTTTCGGTCAATCAAGGCGGCACCGGGCAGACCTCCTTCACGGACGGTCAACTGCTGATCGGCAATAGCAGCGGAAACACCCTCACCAAGAGCACGCTGACGGCCGGCAGCGGCGTGTCGATTACCAACGGCCCCGGCTCGATCACCATCGCGGCCTCGAGTTCTGGTGGCACGGTGACCAGCGTCACAGCAGGCACCGGCCTGTCGGGCGGCACGATTACCGGCTCCGGCACGATCTCGTTGGACGTGACCAACGCCAATACGTGGACGGGAAAACAGACCTTTACCGGATCGACCAGCGTGTTGGCTGCCAAGCTGACAAACGCGGTTGAAAAGGTGACCGTCAGCGCGACGGCGGCGACCGGCACCATCAATTATGATGTGACGACCCAGAGCGTGCTCTACTATACGAGCGACGCGGCGGCTAACTGGACCGTCAATCTGCGCGCCTCGTCCGGCACGTCGCTCGACACGGCCCTCGCGACCGGCGAGAGCGTCACCGTCGCCTTCCTCGTCACGCAGGGCGCGACGCCGTACTACAACAACGTGGTTCAGGTCGATGGGACGACCTCGGGCGTCACCACCAAATGGCAGAGTTCGGCGCCAACGGCGGGCACCGCGAGCAGCATCAACGTTTACACGTACACCATCGTTAAAACGGGCTCGGCCGCGTTCACGGTCCTGGCGTCTCTGACGGCGTTTGTCTAATGCCGGAAAACATCCTCCAGATTAAGTCGCTCCCCGGCATCAAGCGCGATGGCACGCGCTTCGAGGGCGACAACTATGTGGATGGGCAGTGGGTGCGGTTCCAGCGCGGCCTGCCGCGCAAGATCGGCGGCTACCGCTCGATCAACAAGTACCTGCGGGAGCAGAGCACGCAGCTTAGCGAGTTCACCCAGGACAGCCTGACCTACATCCACAGCGGGTCGCCCAACTACGTCGAGCGCTTCTATATCGACGGCTCCTACAACACGAGCCCGATCAGCGACCGCACGCCGGCCAGCGGCTTCACGCCCAACGACCAGAACATGTGGCAGTTCACCTACGATGGGCTGGGCTCGGCCAACCAGATCATCGCTCAGGTGGCGCCCAACCTCGGCTGCATCTGCAACAGCGAGGGCGGCGAGGTCTTCTACGGCGACCTGTTCGACACCACGCCGCTGACGCCTATCGCCATCCCGATGGGCGGCAACGCGACGGGCGGCGTCGTGGCGCTGCACCCGTACACGTTCATCTACGGCAGCAACGGCTACGTGGCGTGGTCGGTTCCTGGCGACCCGACCGACTTCACCGGCGCCGGCTCGGGCGACGCCTACGTCACGTCGCAGAAGATCGTGCGCGGCCTGCCGCTGCGCGGCGGCCCCGGCAACTCGCCCTCCGGCCTGTTCTGGAGCGCCGACAGCCTGATCCGCATGACCTTCGTCGGCGGCGACCAGATTTTCCAGGCCGACACGCTCAGCACCCAGTCGTCCATCCTGTCGTCCAACAGCCCCATCGAGTACGACGGCGTGTTCTATTGGCTGGGCGTGGACCGCTTCCTGATGTTCAACGGCGTCGTGCGCGAGGTCGAGAACAACCTGAATATTAACTACTTTTTCGACGGGCTGAACTTCGCCTACCGGCAGAAGGTGTTCGCGGTGAAGGTGCCCCGCTACGGGGAAATCTGGTGGTGCTACCCCCGTGGGCAGGCCACCGAATGCACCAACGCCATCATCTACAACGTCCGCGAAAATACGTGGTACGACCTCGAACTGCCGAACGGGGGCCGCTCGGCCGGCATCTTCCCGTCCGTCTTTAGCAAGCCGCTGATGACGGGCGTCGAGCCTCAGCCGGCTGCGGCCTTCGATGTCGCCATCGACAACGGCGGGACCGGCTACGCGGTCAATGACGTGCTGACCGTCGAGGGCGGCGCCTACGGCGTTCCGGTCCAACTGACCGTCACCGGCACCGACACCCTGACGGGCGAGGTCACGTCGGTCGAAATCTCCAACGCCGGCTCTTATAGCTCCGAGCCCACCAACCCGGTGTCCGTGACGGGTGGCGGTGGCGCGGACGCCCTCTTCGACATCACCTTCGTCAACCCCTACAAACTGTGGGTCCACGAGGTTGGGACCGACGAGGTGGACGGCCAGAACATCCAGCCGATCATGTCGTTCTTCGAGACCGCCGACCTGTCGCTGCCGACCATGTCGCAGACGAACAAGGCGCTTCAGGTGCTGATGCTGGAGCCCGACTTCGTGCAGTCCGGCGATCTGACGGTGCAGGTCCGGGGCAGGGCCAACGCCCGCTCGCCGGAGGTGAACGGCGAGATCAAGACCATCGTCCAGACGCCTTCTATCCCGCAGCAACAAGTCGTATACTTCAAGGAGCAGCGGCGCGAGCTACGGTTCCGGTTCGAGAGCAACGTTATCGGCGGTGACTACCAGATGGGTGTCTGTCTGGCGCACCTTCAGCCCGGCGATGGGACCGTCATCGGATGATCAACCCCCGGAACATGAGCCTCCGAGACTGGGCCGACAGCGTCATCCTGTCGGTCACCGACGCGTGGTCGTTCGGCAAGCTGGAGGACGAGGCGAACTGGCAGGAGTGGGCCAAGGCGTTCTGCGTCGCCAACGGCTACAGCCAGCGCAACATTCCGAACCCTTACCAGTTCCAAGATTGGCGGGAGTGGGCCATGCGCGCCTACCCCATGCTTGAGGCGACCGTCTGATGGTGATGCAATACGACGGCAATTCGGACACTTGGTACGACGACGGCCAGCCGGATTACGCCGCGCAACAGGCCGCTGCTGCGCCGACCATGGACTTCGCCGTCCAGCAGCCGCAGGCCCCGGAGGCCGCGCAGAGCTTCGCCGTGCAGCAGGCTCCGGCGCCTCAGAACGTGGACTGGGCGGCCTACACCAACGCCTACCCCGATCTGGCCGACGCCGCTGCGCGCTCGGGCCAGGACTTCGGCGTGTTCGGGCAGCAGCACTACGCTCAGTACGGCGCCGGCGAGGGCCGCGCGCTGCCGGGACAGATGCTCGCCGCGCAAGAGCCTGCGGCGCAGACCCCGATGGCCGCGTCCGTTCAGTTGCCGGATAAAGCTCCGCAACCGGGCTTCTCGGTCTGGGGCGCCAACCCCAACGTGACCTACGGCATCGGCGCCGATGGGCAGCGGTACTTCAACGGTCAGGTTGTTTCACCGGAGACGTACAACGCTCTGGTGGGCGCCGATCAGAAGTATGACAGCGGCGCGCTGGCAAACACCTTTGCGGTTAATCCGCCTGCCGGCGCCGCGCCGACTGGCGGCGTGCCTTCGACCTTTGCTGTTGCAAACGACATTTGGAGCCAATACGCCGCCAACGACCCCGGCATCCAGGCCGAGGCCGCTAAGCTCGTTGGTAAGGACCCCCGGTTCCAGACGCCGGAGGACTTTTACAAGTGGCACTACGAGCACTTCGGTGCGAAGGAAGGCCGCAACCTGATCGACACCAGCGGCCTGTCTCCTGCGGCGCAGAAGTACGTCAACGACATGACGGGCTTCATGGCGTCCCAGAGCGGCGCCAACACCAACGCCGCGCCGCTCGACGCCTACAACCCGTTCCGTGCTGGTGTTACGGCGCAAGACATCGAGCGCATGGCGGCCAGCGGCACGCCGCTGTCCAACCGCTTTGCCGTCACGACGACGGCGTTCACCAACGGCGGCGACCCGCGTTTTGTGACCGCCACGCCGGGCCAGAACGTGCGTCTCGTGGACAGCACCACGGGCAAAGTCGTGTTCAGCGGCACGGGACCGGAAGCGGCGGCCAAGGCCGCTGAGCAAGCGTCGGCCATCTCGCAAAACAAGGGCACGAAGGCTGCCTGGACCATCGAGACCGAAGACCCGTCTACCGGGCAGTGGCAGGCCCAAGCCAACGATCAGCACGACTACAGCAGCCCGATCATGAAGGCGATTGCCGAGTTCGCGGCGCCGCTGGTTCTCGGTGCGCTGTTTCCGCCGCTGGCCGGGCTCGGTTCAGCCCTCGGCATTGGCGGTCAGCTAGGCACTGCTGTCGGCCGGTTTGGTCTTCAGGCGCTGGCTAACACCGGGGTCGGTTTGGCTTCGGGCGAGAAGTTCGGAGAAGCCCTTGGTGGCGGCATTAAGCAAGGCGTGCTCAGCGCGGTTACAGGCAACCTTCTCGATAGGCTGCCCGCCAACAACGTTATTCGACAGGTTGCGAACGCGCCGGGCAAATACGTGGCGCAAGGCGTCAACGCGGTGACAGACTTCGTTCCGGGCATGAGCGAGGGGTTGAACTTCATAAACTCTGGCCTGAACACGGGCATAGATACTCTCGGAAGCATCAACCGGCCTATCGTCAACGCTATCGGTGATGCCGGGCGCGCGGTCGGAGGCCTTCGCGGAGAACTCCTCGGCGGCGTCAAAGGAGCCATTTTTGGCGGTGCGCCCGCCGGCTCGGTCGATCCGGCGTATGTTTTTGCTTCGCGACCGCTTCTCCCGTCCGTGCCGTCGATCAACCTTTTCGGCGGTCAATCGCTAAGCCCGGTTACGGGGGCGGGGCAGGGTCCGGTTTCGACCCTTGAAGGGGTCACGGCTGAAGCTCCTCGGCCCTGAACTCCCGTGCCCGGCATTACGGACCTCTCCGGTGTGACTTCGGAGGTCCCCCGCCAACAGCCCGGCGTGACCGATCTTTCCGGTGTGACTTCGGAGGTTCCGCGCCCGCAGCCCGGCATCACGGACCTTTCCGGTGTGACTTCGGAGGCTCCTCGCCCGCAGCCGGGAGTGCCGTCGCTGCCGTCTACTCCGACCGTTACGACGACTTCGACCACGCCTCCGCAGACCACGCCTCCGCCTCCGCCTACTACGACTACGCCGCCCCCAGAGTATCCTGTTCCGACGCCCGGCATTCCGGGGATCGGCAACACGCCCACGGGCGGTGGTGGCGGTGGCGCTCTCAGCCTTGCGGACCTGCGCGCTCAGCTTTCGCCCAAGTTCCGAGCCAAGCTGCCGGCGTCGCGGATGCGGCTCGGCCGTCGTCCGGTCAACATGCCGCTCGAAGACTGGCTCCGCTACGCCATCAACCCTCGTGGCGTCTCGCCGCGTGGCGGCGAAGAGGCGTTCTTCGACTACGCGGTCAACCCGCTCATGGTTCCGGTCGAGGCGGCTGAAGGCGGCCACATCCGCAAGTTCGCCGTCGAGGGTCCGGGCACCGGCCGCAGCGACGACATCCCTGCCCGGCTGAGCGACGGCGAGTACGTCATCGACGCCGAGACGGTGGCCCTGCTGGGCGACGGCTCGTCCAAAGCCGGCGCCAAAAAGCTGGATAAGATGCGTGTAAACGTGCGCAAGCACAAAGGTCGAAACTTGGCCGCCGGCCGCTTTAGCGTTAATGCTAAGGAGCCCGAAGACTACCTGTCTGGAGGACGTGCGTAATGGGCTTTTTGACAGCCGATCCGGTTGCTGCGGTCCCGACCTACAAGTCCGAGGAGGTCGTTCTTCCGGATTGGTACACCAACTACGCCATGGACCTGCTGTCCAATCAGCAGGCCATCGCCGCGCAGCCGTACCAGACCTACGAGGGTCCTCGCGTCGCGGGCTTCACTGCCCCGCAGCAGCAGGCTTTCGAGCAGACGGCGCAGGCGGCCACCGCGTACCAGCCCGGCCTTCAACAGGCGGCGCAAGCGGCTCAGCAGGCCAGCCCGTACATGGGCATTGGCATGGCGTCTCCGTACCTCCAGCAGGCCGGACAGTCGTCCGCGACGCAGGTCGGCCAGTACATGAACCCGTACCTCGACGCCGTCGTGCGGCGCATCGGGGAGGTGGGCAACCGCACCCTGCAAGAGCAAATCCTGCCGGGCATCCGCGACAAGTTCATCGGCGGCGGCACCTATGGCGGCTCGCGCAACGCCGAACTGTTCGGTCGTGGCGTGCGTGACACCATGGAGGGCATCAGCGCTAATCAGGCGCAGGCCCTGGCGCAGGGCTACCAAGGCGCGCTGGGCGCCGCCCAGACTGATCTGGCGCGGCAAGCTGCCCTCGCCGGCACGGCCGGGCAACTGGGCACCTATGCCTCGGCCGCTGGGCTTCAGCAGGCCGGCACGTTGGCCGAGCTGGCGCAGCGAGCGCAGCAGCTTGGTCTGACCGGCGCCGGTGCGCTTGGCGCGGTCGGCGCTCAGCAGCAGGGTCTGAACCAGCAGAACCTCGACACGGCGTACCAAGACTTCCTGCGCCAGCAGGCGTACCCGCAGCAACAGCAGCAGGGCCTTATTACCGCGCTGCAAGGCGTCGGTGCGGCTGTGCCCAAGGCGGCGCTCAGCACCGGCACCGAGGTGCCCGGCGCCTACCAGCCGTCCACGCTGCAACAGATCGCGTCCATCGTCGGCGCGGTTAAGGGGCTCTCCTAATGGCTACGCTCTCGCAAACCGACAGCTTCGCCGTCGATCCCACCACGGTGCCGGACGACGAGGAAGACACCTTCGCGGTCGCGCCGGCCGTGAAGCCGAAAGCGCTTGGCCTGCCGCTCTCGCAAGCCGACATCGCCCAGAGCATCCTGAGCACCAAGCAAAGGCTAATGGACTACCGCCCCGACAAGTCGGCCAAGTGGCTGGCCTTCGCGGCGGCCGTCGGCAAGCCCACTCGCACGGGTACGCTGGGCGAGGCCGCCGCCAACGTCGCGGAGGCCATGGGCTCGTACAAGACGCAGCAGCGCGCGGACGAGCGCCAGCGGCTGGCCGACATGCTCGGCCTCGACGTGAAGCTTTACGACATCCTGTCGGACGAGCAGAAGGCGCAGGACGTTTACACGGCCAAGATGGCCGCGCTGCAAAACAAGTACGGCGCGCCGATCCAAGGCACCGTCAACTACTGGGACCACAAGGATAAGGGCCGCATGCAGTCGGCCATGTATCCGGGCGGCGTCACGATCACGCAAAGCGTCGATCATCCGGAGTTGCCGCCGACCATTTCGCGCACGCCGAACGTTGGTGGACCGGGCGCCGAGCCTTCGCAGACAGGCACCGCCCCTCTGGTCGGCGCTGCGCGACCGGCAAGTGCTCTCGCGTCTCCTTTGGCGGCTATGGCGGCGCCGGCCATGACGACGCCGCCGACCATCGCGACGGAGGAGGCTGCGCCGGAAGGCGCGCTGTGGAAGCGGTACGTCGGCCAAGTGGTCCCTGGCAAAACCCTGGGCTTTACGGGCGACGCCGCCGGGCAGAGCTTCCGGGTAACGGGCGAAGGTCCCGTCGTAGTGCAAGGCACCGGCGCAGCGCAATCGACGCGCATGGACCCGACAGGTCTTGGCGGCGAGCAGCGGCTGAACCCGGATACCAAAAAGTGGAATTACGCTCCGGGGCAGTCCCCCGAAGAGCTTGATGCGGCGGCTCGCAAAGAGGCCCGCCGCCTGAGCGTGCCTTACGTTCCGCCGCCGATCAGCCCGAGCCTCACCCCCGCGCAGCGCGGGCAGGCGTACAACAAGTACATTGCCGACGCGCAAAAGGAACTGGATGTCCTTAAGCAGGACGTGTCGGACAGCGCCAAGCTGGCGACCAACGCGGCGCAGTTTGTGGCGCTAAATAAGCGCACGGCGACCGGCCCCGTTGTCGGTCGAGTGTCCAGCGTGGTGCCGCCCAAGGACATCCAGGCCATGGATAGCCTTACGCAGTCGATGAAGGTGGTGTCGCCGCGCACCCCCGGCGCCATCTCGAACTACGAAGACGCCGGCCTCGCCAAGGCTGTTCCGAACAAGTTGGCTGACGTGGAGACCAACACTTTGCTGGCGCGCCGTGCGGCGGCCTACAACCAGCTTCAGCAAGAGCAGCAGGCGTTCGCCACCGCTTGGGCGCAGGCCAACCGAGGTTCCCTGTTCGGCATGGCCGAGGCGTGGGCGCGCTATAAAAAGGCCAACCCGATCTACGATACGTCCGATCCGGAAAAGTTCTCGGCCGGACTTCCTAACCCGAAGCGGGCGCCTTGGCAGGACTGGGTGCGTGACACCTACTACAAGGGGTCCAAAGCAGCCGCGCCTGCGCCGGCTAAGGCCGCTGCGCCGACCGCTGCGCCGACCGCTGCGCCGACCAGGGAAGCGTTCCTGGCGGCTGCTCGGAAGGCCAATCCCGGCGTCTCGGATGCTGATCTGACGGCGTACTACGACAAGACCTATGGTGGCCGGTAATGGTGGACATCGTCGATCCGTTTAAGACGGAAGCTCCTGCTCCGGCCGGCGGCATCGTCGATCCGTTTGCCGGTGAGCAGCAGACCGAGGTCGCCCCTGTCGAGGTGGTGGCGCAGAAAGATTTCGGCGTTCCGTCCGCGCCGAAGGAAAGCCTGGGACAGAAGGTTAAAGGTTTCGGTCGGTCGGCCCTGGGCGGCATGCTGTTTAACTTCGAGGACGAACTCGAAGCCATGCTGCGGTCGGGGCGCATCTCGGGTCCGGAATACCGGGCCATTCGAGATCGCGTGCGCGGCGAGCAAAAAGCGTTCGAGGCTCAACACCCCATCTCGTCTGGTGTCGCGGGCGTGGGTGGTGCGCTGTTGACCGCAGCGCCTGCGCTCCTGATCCCCGGCGCGGGTGAAGGCGTTGCGGCGGCGCGTGTGGCCGGCCCTCTGGCCCGCATCGCGCGGGCGGCCGGCATCGGCGCTACGGAAGGCGGTATCGCCGGCTTCGGCGGCGCCGAGGACAAGTTTTCCGAGGAAGGCGCGCTTGAGGCGGCCAAAGGTGCTGGCGCAGGGGCGCTGCTGGCGCCTTTTGCGGTCGGCATTCCTGCCGTCGTTCGCAGCGGCGTAGGCACGCTGCGTAAGCTCACCGGACACGTTCCGGAAGGCGCTGGTACGCAAAAGGCTTTGGAGATCGCGGCTTCTGCCATGCGCCGTGCAGGCAAGACGCCGGCCGAGATCGAAGCCGAACTGGCGCGCCTCCGCGCGCAGGGCGTCCCGGCGACCCTCGGGGAAGTGGGCGCGCCGGGCGTCACCGCCGAGGTCATGCGCACCCCTCAAGGGGCTGAGCTTGCCGCGCAGGCGGCTGCCAGCCGCGCCGAAACGGGCACTCGCGTCGGGGAGCAGGTCACTAAGCTGGTCACCAAAGGCGCCGACTACGATGCGTCGCGCGAAGCCGTGGTCGAGCGCATGCGGGCCAGCGCCAAACCGAACTACGCCAAGGCCTACGCCCACGGCGAGATCGACGACCCGAAGATCAAAAACATCATCGACCTGCCGGCGATGCGCCCCTTCTGGAGCGACGCTATGGCTGCGGCGGAGCGTGACGCGTCGGTGGAAGCGGCCCGGACGGGTAATCCCCCGGTCAACCCGCTGCGCGACTATCTGAAGCCGACAGGCCGGAAGTCGTCAATTCTCGGCAGCGATGGCAAGCCGATGGAGATCATCGAGTACGAGCCCGATGGCACCAAAATCCCGACCGTCGAAGTGCTGGACTGGCTGAAGCGCGGCATGGACGAGGCCATCGACCGAGGCTACCGCACGGGCGGCATGGGCGCCAAAGCGGCTAAGGATTTCCGAGGCATCCGTGACGAACTGACGGGGCGTCTTGACGTTCTGGTGCCTGAGTATCGGCAGGCCCGCGCGGCGTTCAAGGGCGACGCCGAAGTGCGCGACGCCTTTGACCGAGGCATGGCGGAAAACCTCCCGCGCGGCGAGCGCGCTTTCGAGAGCATGCGGCCTGCTGAAGTCGCCAAGTGGGCTGAGCAAGCTACGGACGCTGAGCGCGCTGCCGCGTTCTCGGGCTACGGCAACTTGCTTCTGAAAAAGCTGACGACCGCCACCAACCCGGCGGCCTTCGTGGGCGACGTTAACCGCATGGGCCGGCTTCGGGCGCTGGCAGAAAACCCGGCCGAACTGGACGTGCTAGAGACCGCCCTGAAAAAGGAAAGCGAACTGTTCGCCCAGCGTGGCAAAGCGCTTACCGGCGTGTCGGCGGCGGTCAAAGAGGCTGCGCGAGAGGATTTTGCTACTGCGCTCGACGCCGGCAACGTCGATCTCATTTCGGCGGCGCTGCGTAGCCGCCGGCCGGGCTATTTCGCCGGGCTGGCGCTGAAAGTGCTGCAAGGCAAAAACTATCCGCCTGAGGTGCTGTCCGCGCTGACCGACGTTCTTAAGCGTGGCGACCCGGACGAGGTAGCCAAGGCCGTAGTCGATCTGACTGGCGCGACTGAGCGGGTCGCTGCGCGTGATGTGGCGCGCGGGAAAGTCCGCGATATGGCGGCGGTGGCGGCCGGAAAGGTCGGCGCTGGGCGCGAAGAGCCGGGGCTCCCTGTGGAGGGCGTTCCCTCCTACGAAACCAAGGCTCCGGAACAGGGCGCTCCTGAAGAGGAGACGCCTGCCGAGTTTACGCCGCCGGCGCCTAAGACGGGCGTTCCCGAGGACACCGCCAAGCTGGTCTACGACCTGTCGCCCGACGAGGCGAAGGCCCTGGCCATCGTCGGTGAAGCCAGCCCGGACGAGGAGGAGATGCGCGCTGTCGGCCACGTCCTGGCGAACCGGCAGGCCAAGCCCGGTCGCTTTGGCAACAGCGTGTACTCGATGCTGACCAACGGCGAGTTTGACGCCTTCAAGACCGGCCCGGACAAGCTGCGCGATCTGCTGGGCTCCGACAGGTTTAAACGGGCTCTCGACATCGTGCGCGCCATTGACGCCGGTGACGAAGACCCTACGGGCGGCGCCACGCACTTCCTGGCGCCCAAGCTCATGCAGCAGAAGAACTACAAGCGCCCGTCGTGGGCCAAGAACGGCCTGAAGATCGGCCAGACCGAGTTTTTCAAGGCCGACTAAGCCGCCAAAGCCCCGCCGTGATGGCGAACATCACGGCGGCGGCCGACAGCTTCCAAGGGGCGAAGATCAAGCCCAGCAGGATCAGGGGGGCGAAAGCCACGATCATCGGGCGTCCCCGTTCCACAGCGCGCTCTGGTGCCGCTGCACGACCTCGATGACCTCGCGGGCGCGCTCGCGCACCTGCCGCTTCAGGGCCACCGCCTTGGCGTGGGTATCAGGCAGGCCCATGACGCCGGGGTCCAAGACCCTGGCCACTTCCTCGACCATATCGTTCATTGGTTATCGCCTTGTGCTGCGACGGGGGGAGGATGAGCTTTCCAACACAGCTTAGGCCAGCCACACCTTTTATCTAGGCGGCGACGCTCGCGTTTGTCGGTTCCGCTTACGATCCAGTATTTAACTTTAGGCTTACGTCGAACTCGCGTAAAGTTACCACTCCTAAAAGCGTCGCGAGAGTGTTTTCCGGGGACGACATAGTCGTACCTCGGTGTCTTTCTTTCCATGTCAGTCCAGCCAGAATAATTAAAGTTGCTGGCTCGATACACATACCCGGCGTGACCTACAGAGGTGTCTGCGTAGGAAACTACTATACGTTCTGGAAGCATCTTAAGGACTTTAGCCACAAAAGCAGACGCTGTGTTTTTGGGCATGTCATCGCTTATCCAAAGACGGTTAAGCTCGATAACATCGTTTGGGTTTTCGGGACTGGCAGACAGAATAAGGTGCCGGCTGGCAGGAACGCCAAACGTTAGGACGCCTTTGATCGTGTCGCCTTTGAACAGTCCAAAAGCGTATGACGTAGGGGGTCGTCTGTGAAGATAATGATGCTCGATCACTACCTGCGCGGCTTCGGCGCTTTTGATAGCGCGCACACAAAGGTCGTCGGTCACGCCCCCTCCTTTCGCCGTTCCATGGCGGTGAGCAGACGGTTCGCGTACCAAGCGGCCTTGGCGATGTCCTCCGCCCCGCCGCCTTTCTTGCCGGCGCGGGACAGGTACTTCAGCGCGTTGCCCTTACAGAACCCCGCAAACTCCTCCGCCGTCAGCTTGGCTTGCAGATAATCAATCGTCTCGATCCCGCCATCGGTGTAGTGCGGGGGCTGGTTCACCATGTCGGTCACTGTTTCCTCCGCTTCATGGCGTCGAGCAGGATTTCCTGCACGGTGCGCTTCGAGGCCAGCCGCTCCAGCACCATGTCGTCCACCGTCTTGGCGGCCATGATGTGGTGGACGAAGACAGGCCGGTCGAAGCCGGCCTGCTTCTGGCGCATGGGGCCGATCCGCTCGATGATCTGCATGTAGTTTTCCAGCGACCAGTTCAGGCTGAAAAACGCCAGGATGTTGCCGCCGTACTGGAGGTCTAGCCCGTGCCCAGCGGAGTTGTGGGACACAAACACGTCGCCCTTTGCGTTCCGCACCAGAAACCGATGCCGAGGCCCGCAGTCCACTATGTCGTAGACGGGGGAAACCGAGGCCTGCGGTTCTTCTTGTACCGGGAGTTGGCATAGTCTTTCAGCGCCTCCTCGGCGCTCATCCCGGCATTTAAACGAGGCACTATCGCCCCCCTCGACACTCCGGCTACGCGACAAAACTCCGCCAAATGTATGTCGCGGTCCCGGTAGCGGATCACCCGATTGTTGTTTTTGTTCGCCTGTTGTTGAAGGTTCGACACCCACCGGCAATTGGCCTTGCTGTAGCCCTTCGAGTTGTCCGCCCGATCCAGGGTCAGATCGTCGCTGTAGCCCTCGAACATGTCGTTGTAGAAATTCTTGAACGACAGCCACGCTTCGTCCACACCCCGACCGACGGCCCCATAGTGCTCCCAGTCCGGGCTTTTCGGGTCCGTCGCCCGGTAGAGCATCCCCTTCCAGATCGACCAAAACCGCGTTCCGGTCATCCGGTGAAAGCTGTCCTCCAGGCACGCCGGGCAGAACTCGCGCCGCTCCTTGTTGGCGCGCACGGCGTTCTGCAACAGCATCTCCCGCTCGACGCCGCATCGGCAACATCGCGCCAAGATAAGGGTCAGCGCCGCTGTACGAGTAGCGCGCCTTTTCGGCAGTGTCTGGATGATCTCGTACATCCTTCGCCTCCACCCACCGGCGCCCGATCAACAGCTTGTGGTTCGGGGTCAGCGTGATCCCGAACCGTTCAATGACGGGGCGCACCCCAGAGAAAGAACATCCGCCGTGGGCCACGAACTCGACGCCGTCGAAGACGCGCTCGTCTCGCCGCACGTCGATGATCCTCACCCAACCTCTACTTTCAGTCAACACTTCTGTTTCTGGGTGCAGGCACGCAGGGTGAGCGAGTAGGATCGGTATCCGCCCGGCGTTCCACTGATGGATCGTTGCAGGGTCAGCGTCCAACGTCCTTGCTTTAGGAAAAGCTGCGCGGAGGCGGGCGTGATCACTTTGGAAATGGTAGGCCACCAAGACGGGCGCCCCGGCGGCCTCCTCCACGATGCTTCCGAGGGCTTCAATTTTCTCATGGTGGACTTCCTTCCAGTTTTTCTGGTCGTCGATGTAGGCGGCGCCGTTCGCAACCTGTAGCAGCTTCATGGTCTTGGCGGCGGCGTTAAGCGCCTCAATGCCGTGTTCCTCGATCTCCATGAACATCTCGCGCTCCATCTCGTTGTAGAGGGTGCGCGCCGAGGACGGCAGGTCGATGTAGATGTTGTTGACGATGGGCTCGTCCACCGGGAGGCCGGTCACGGTCAGGCACACGTCGCGCAGGCGCCCCTCGATCTCCTTCTGAGCGATGGGCAGCGGTTCAACGCTGAAGCCGTCCCAGCCTTTCTTAAACCAGCGGGCCTCGAAGGCGCTGTAGGTGCGCCCCAGGCGCTCGCCCCGGTCCACGAACCACGTCTGACCCCACAGGTCGGCCAGCCCGTTGGGCGACGGCGTCCCGGTCAGGCCGATGAAGCGGTTCACCTTGGTGTGGGCGACCTGAGCCAGGGCCTTGGCGCGCTTGGAACCCTGCCGGGTGCGGTAGGACTTCAGGCGCGTCTGTTCGTCAGCAATGACCGTCTTGAACGGCCAGCGGTCGCCGTAGTGCTCGACCAGCCAGGGCAACTGCTCGTAGTTGGTCGTGTAAACGTCGGCGGGCGTCATCAGGGATGTCAAACGCTGTTTGACATTGCCCGTCACCGGCACGATCCGAAGGTGCTTGGTGTGGTCCCACTTCGCCACCTCGTCCGGCCACGTCGTCTTAGCCACGCGCAGGGGGGCCAGCACCAGCACCGGATACACGTCCTCGACGCAGGACAGGTGCTCCAGGGCCGTCAGCGTCGAGATCGTCTTTCCGCCGCCCATGGGCATCCACAGGGCGCAGCGAGGCTGCTTGTGGATGTGCTCGATGGCGTCAAGCTGGTAGGCGTGCGGCACGAAGGTCCGGGTCACATAAACCTCCGCGCCTGCTCACCGAGGAACTTGGTGTAGGCGGGCGGGATGGCCTCCGACAGTTCGCCTAGCGTCATCCAGTCGATGCCCATGGCCTCCGACGCGGCGGCCGTGTGGCCGCCCTCCCACCTGTCGCGCGTGCCTCGGCCGCCGTGCTTGGCCGACCGGCAGCGCGCGTGGCCGCCGTACACGCCGATGACCGGCTTGTCGGTGTGCTCGCACATCGGTGGGATGAAAGGCATGTTGCTCTCAAACAGCCGGTGTCGGCGCAGTTCGTGGCCCTGAGCGCCGAGGTCGAACATGGTGCCGCAGAGCAGGATCGGGCTGATCATCGCGCCGCGAGCTTCCTCGACGTTCTCGATTATGTAGGGCTTGCCGACCGCCTGGAGCATGCCTCGCACCTCGGCAATCAGGCGCGGGGCGCCCTTGACCCCAGGCGCGTGGCGCATGGCGCTGTAGCCCTGGCAGGGCGGGCTGGCGTGGATCAGGTCGAAGGTCGCCATCCAGGCCGGGTCCAGGGTCAGCACGTCGGCCTGGATGAACGTGTGCGGGTAGCGAGGCTGCGGGTTCATATCGACGCCGACGACATCGAAGCCGGCGCGATAGTAGCCCTCGCCGGCGCCACCGGCGCAGCAGAACAGGTCTAGGACAGAGGCCACAGGTTAGAACCCTTTGGTTTCGTAGGTGGACGGCGAGTACATCCGCTTGCGATGCGCCGGGCAGTAGCCGAAGGCCGTCTTGATCGGCTCGCAGCAGGAGAACGTGTCGGCGCCGTCGCCGGACACCGGGAACTGGCACTCGAACAGCAGGCGCGTGGTCCAGACCCGAGGGCCTGTGTAAGGGCCGCGATCAGGCGGCGGCAGCGACAACACCTCTCCCATGGTAGGCGCCCCTTCGGCCACCGGCAGCCGAACCCGTTCGGGCTGCTTCTCGGCCTGTTGCTTTTTGTGCAGCGCCCTCGCTGCCGTGTTCAGGTTGTTGCGATTTAGGAAGCCAAGGACCGAGCTTCGGGTGCGCCCAATCGCCTTGCCGATCTCGGTGCCCGTATGATTGTTCAGCCACATCCACCGCGCCATCAACTCCTCATCAGTCGTCCAGCGCACCGTCTCCACCCAACGTCGTTTGTCAGACATCAGGAAGTTCTCGTGCAGCGGATGTCGCCATTGGCGAGGTTGATGCAAGCCCACTGGGCGTCGGCCTTGTCCAGCTTCCGGCGCGCCAGGGCCTTCAGGCCGGTGTACATCCTGCCCTTGACCGTCGTCAGCGTGATCGTCTGGCCGACGCGCATGGCCGCCATCTGTGCGACGGCCGGGTTGTGGTTCCGCTGGTAAGCAGGCGACCCGTCCGGGGCGCGTGTGACGCGCTGGAGGCCGTTCGGCTGCGCGTAGCTGTGCCAGACAGCCTCGGGGTTGTTCATGACCCTACGCGCCGTCTTGCGGGCCGTCGTCAGGGCGCCCTCCGTGACGGGCGGGATTTCGACCGTCTCACCGACCTTCATGTTGATCAGCAGCTTGGCGGTAGGCCCCAGCTTGAAAGAGCCCTTCTGGCCGTTCGACTGCCGGCGCCGACGCAGTTCGTCGAGCAGGGAGCTAAGGTCTTCGGCGCGGCACAGGACCACCTCGTTGACCGAAACCCATTGCTGGTCCCGGTGGTTGCGGACAGCGCGGATCAGGTGTTCTTGGATGGCGCCCAGGCGCTCGTCAGGTACGTGACGGCTCACCGGGCAGTTCTCCGCTTCAGGGGCACCACCTTGGGCGGCGTCAGGGCGGCCGTCAGGGCCTCCGACACGGCATGCAGTTCCTTGGCGGCGACGTGCGCCTGCTCCAGGGCGTGGGTGGTGGCGAACGAGCCGCTGTTGGCCTTGGCCAACTGCCGCACCGCGCTCTCAGCGCGTAAAATCAGGTCGCGGACTTCTGGCGTTACGGTGTGGTAGGCGTTCATGGGTTTCAGGTCCCTTTGGATGTGCTCTAAGGCGCAGCTACTGTATGCACCCAAATGGTTGCGTCAATGCCAAAACGACCTCGTCCACATCTTCCTTGCTGTAAACCACCGCCACCTGAAACCCGGCGCTGCGCAGCCGGGCGATCTCGCGCTCCTGCAAGGTGCTTAGCCTGCCGTTGGCGGCCTTGACCTCGACGAAGGCGAAGCTGGGGCCGGGCCACCAGATCATCGTGTCCGGCGCCCCTCGGCGCCCTTCCCAGGCCACCTTGCGGAACTCGCCGTGCGTCTGAAGCACGCGCTTTTTCAGGTAAGCCTGAATTTCGCCCTCGGGGGTCATCGGGCTAGTCCTTTCTGTACCGGGCGGTCTCATACCCGGCCGCAGCCAGAGGCAGTCCTACCGACCACTGCGGGCCGTGCGCCATGATCGCCGCCAACCCTTCGTGTGTAAACGCCGGGTCGTCCGGGGTCTCAGTGATCAGTTCGTCGTGGACGTGCAGGACGATGAAGTAGCCCGCTTCCTCGGCCTTCCGCATGCCGTAGGCCAGGACATCGCGCGCAGCGGCCTGGGTCGCGTTCTCGCAGTTGTGGACGATCAGGGGTTCCCCTCTTTCGTCGGCAACGACGAAGCGGCGGCGCGGCCCACAGTTGACGAGGTCGAAGACCATTGACTGCGCGGTCTGCGATTGTTGGTTTGCTCTTTTCGGGTGGCCCAACGGCAGTTTGACGGCTCGTAGCTGCCGTTGTTGTCTATCCTCTCTATGGATAGCCCCCTTACGTAGGTAGGCCCCATGTCCTCCCAAAAAGTCTCGAAGGTTGCCCAACGCGCGCATACAGAAATCCCGCGCCCGCCATAGTTGTGCCATGCTTGATGCGTGGGCAAGCGGCATCGGTCCAGCATTGAGCGCCAAACCGCAAAGGCCGGATGTTTCGACATGCCGTGTCGAGTTTTTCTGAGACCTATGGTTGCTTTGCGCTGGCAACCGCACGAAGCCTGAACGCCGCGTTGCGCCTGCTTCTTTAACTCCGAGGCCGAAAGCTCCACTTCCCGCCCGCAGTCGCAACGCGCGGCCCAAAGCGACCGCCGACCGTCGCTGCGGCTGTACCGTAGCGCCGTCAGGTAGCCCACACGCAGCCCGGTTATATCGCTCGCTCTGTGATGCACGCACCCACCCTTTCGTGGTCAGAACTTCGTGGTCGGGTGTCATCCACACGCCATGCGCTTTGATTACCCCCTTAACCCCGTTGTCGGCAAGACCGTCATGCGCCACCCATTCGACGCCATCCCACACCCGGTGCCTCCGCGACACCTCCTCGATGGGCAACCAGCCCGCATCGGTGAGTACGGGCGTTCCCGCCGCGATACACAGCTTGCCGCCGTAGGTGTCCAGGCGCTCCCACTTGCGGGTGTACTGGTTGACCCCCTCGTAATAGAGGCTGCCGGCCTCGCTGATGCCCGCGTTCGGGTAGCAGAGGAAGCGGCCGGAAGGCAGCATCATGCGCAGCCAGGAGCCGCCGAACCGGAACTTGAGCTTACCGGCGACGAAGGTCTTGTTCGGCGTGCGGATGGCGTCCTTGGCCGCCCGCTCGCAGTCGTACCAGAACGCCTTGGTGCGAGGGTGCGCCTTGCGCCACGCCGCCACCAGATCGTTGATGGTGCTTTCCGGTAGCTCCATGCCGTAGATCGCGGCCATGGAGGAGAACGCGCCCAGGCCGCCTTGGTAGCCGCAGTTATGGACGACCAGCGCGCCGCTATCAGTCAGGATCGTGAACCGGTTTCGCGACCCCGCAAGAGCAACGTCGTAGACGCTCCTCCAGTTCGAAGACGCGCTGTTGTAGGGCTTGCACTTTGCGAACGTTGTTTCGGTTCTCTCGCTTGGAGACGAAACGCAAGTTTCCCGGCTCGTACCCTTTCTCGTTGTCAATGCGGTCGAGTTCGAGGTCTGGCTGGTCCCACCCTTCAAGCGACACGATATGCCCGAGGAAGGCGGCTCGGTCTGTGCGCCAAGGTCCGTACACCTGTATGCCTCGTGCGCCGTAGTTTCTGTACCCGGCGTCGTTCGGATTGTGGCACCGGTTGTAGCAAGCCGATATGCGGTTGCAGAGACGCCTCCGATGATTGGGGTCTGGGCAGACCGCCTCGTACTTGAACCAATTTTTTCGCCAAAGGTTTGCCGACTGTTTTGCACAGGCGTTGCAGCGCGTAGAGGCCCCCCTTCGCAAGTTGGATATGTGAACTCGGTGCGGACCCCCTCCACAGGAGCACCGCACCCGCACGTACAAAAGCCCCCCTCTCGGACCAAGGTCCAGCCCGACGACTTCAAGCTCGCCAAACCTGTCGCCAACGACAGGTCTAGGATGCTCGGGGAGGAAGCGACCGCTTTCGCCGGTAGCCAAGTGCTTCCGGCCAACACCCGATGCTCCGGCGTTACCTCGATCCCGTCGAGGCACATGACCTTCCGGCGCCCTCGGTCGATAACGCCCGCGTGCCTTACCCATTCGTGCCCATCCCAAACTTTGTGGTCCGTGGTTACGTCCTTAATAGCCACAGGCCCTTTATCTGTCAAAACAAGGGTATCATGGCCAAAACACGCCAACTCCATCACCTTGCCTAGCTGGCGCTGGTCCTTGGTGACGTTTGTAGGGTCCAACCCAAACGCGCGTGCATACGCGACTTTATACAGGTCGTGGCCGATGCCCTTGTCGAAGTCGCGGAACGCCTGGAGCTTCCACTCCTCGCCGGCCAGGAAAGCCAGCATGCGCCCTTCGATGTTGGACAGGTCGGCCACCACCAGCTTGCGACCCTCGGGGGCCACGATGCAGCCGCGCACGGCGCTGGTGCAAAGCTCCATGACGTTGGTGAACAGGGCGTCTTCCACGTCGGCCTTCATGGCCGCGATGCCCAGGTCGATCTCCGCCTGCTTCATCGTCGGCCGAGGCAGGTTCTGGGGCTGGAACAGCCGGCCGCCCCAGCGCCCGGTGCGCGCCGCTCCGCAGAACTGGAGCGTGCCGCGCAGGCGCCCGTCAGCCGACGTGGCCTGGAGCAGGGTCCGGTACTTGGCCGGGCTGGTCGCCGCCGCCTGGAGCCTGATCTCCAAAATCTTCCGCACCTCAGGGTCGATGGCGGAGCCTTCGAGCAGCTTGTTGACCGTGCCTTTCTTCAGGTCGTCGGTCACGAGGCCCAGGTCCCGCAGGTAGGCCAAGGTCTTGTCGCGCTGGGTGGTGTTGGCGACGGCGCCGTCCGTGACCCGGCTGATGTCCTCGGCCAGGGCCTTGCCGGCCCTCTGGGCGGCGCGCAGGGCCGCCGTAGCCAGTTCCCGGTCCACCGCGACCCCTCGGTCGTTGATGATCTGGTCGAGCGTCCACAAGGCGCTCTCGAACGGCGACAGGTTCCACGTCGGCATGAGAGCCCGCACCGCGCGCATGGCCTCGATGTCGCTGGCGGCGTAGGCGATGAACTTGGCCCAGTCCTCCGGGTGCGTCTCGCGCGTCGCGCGGCGCAGCTTCCGGTTCTTGCCCAGCGGCTTGGTGAACAGTTGGATCAGGCGCTTGCCGTCCCTGTCCTTGGCCTTGTCGGTGGGCACGCCGAGGATGTCGCACAACTGGCCCAGGGAGCCCGGCAGGCCGTGCGACAGGGCCTGCACCATGGTGTCGCGGACCTTCTCGACCGGCAGGTGAACGCCGACGTGGCGCAGGACCGTGCGGTCAAAGGCGCTGTTGTGCAGCACCACCTCGTCGGCGCTGTCGATCAGCATCTGCACGTTGCCCAGGGTGGCGCCGTCCGTCAGGTCGAGCACCTGCGCCGGCTCGTCATCGAAGGCGTAGGAGACCAGCAGCACCTCGGCCTTCTCGGCGTAGGCGTGCGTGCCGTGTGTGATGGGCGTCTCGCTGAACGTCTCGGTGTCAAGCCAGAGGGTGGTCACGCGCAGCCTCCAACGTCCCGCGCAAAGCGCGAGCCACAAGTTAATCTTAAGGAAGAGAGGGGCGCCCCCGGCGGGACCTGAAACCAGCCGGGGGCGCGGAGGCGCGCTAGACTAGGTCCAGGCAGCCAAGGGCGGCAGCATACAACTCCAGCATGGCCTTGTCTTCCGCCAGTTTCGTGCGGTCCTGCTTGCGCAGGGCGACGATCTTGCGGATGGCCTTGGCGTCGAAGCCGTCGCCTTTAGCTTCCGCGTACACCTCTTTGATGTCGGTGGTCACGGAAGCCTTGTCCTCCTCCAGACGCTCGATGCGTTCGAGGATGGTGCGAAGCCGGTCACCGGCAACGCTGTTGTGGCCCATAGGCGCTTCGTCGGACATCAGACGAAGTCCTCCACCTCGGCCGGAGCGCCAAACTCGTCGGCCGAAGCCGGCGTGCCGCCGCCGAAGCTCTCGCCGTCCGAGACCTTGCGGACGCCGCGCAGGGAGCAGTTGATGCGGCGGCCGTAGCCGTTGTCCTGCGGGTAGATTTCGACCGAGGCGTCCACGTAGCAGCCGCCGTACAGGACGCCGTCAGCGGCCGTCACGGGGCGGTTCTGGGCGTCGAAGGCCGAGGGCCGCACCGGGCTCTTGCCGCCGTTGCGGGTGGACAGGGTGAACATGCCCTCGAAACCGTCGTAGGTCTCGCCGTTCTTGTTCCGGTACGGACCTTCGACGAAGGCGACCTTCTTGTCGTCCTTGAGGAGCTTCAGGATGCCGGGAGCCTTCTCGGCCCAGCGCTCCTTAGCGGCCGTTTCCATGGCCTTGCGGATTTCGTCCACTTGGGGATGGTTCGGCGGGATGATGAACTTACCGCCGTAGGCGGGGTCGCCATCACCAAACGCTTCCGGCTCGAAGAGCGCCGGGAAAGCCATACGCACGTTCTTGATCAGCAGCTTAGGCATAGTCAGTTCTCCAGTTTCACAAAGGTCAAACGTCAAATTCATCGGCAGTAGCGGCGCCACCAGCGATGGCAGGACGCTTATCGGTGGCCGGGGCCACAGACGGTTTCCCAGGCGTGCGGACGATCTGCTTTTGCAGCTTCTCCCACCTCGCCGGGGTCAGCACCTTCTCCGCCGTCGTCGGAGAAATCAAGCTGAAATCGTACATCTCGTCCTTGCGCAGGCGCCAGGACTTCAGGGTCTCCTCGACGCTGGCGGCGTCGGCCCACTTGCGGGGGCCTTGGCGCCCCTCGACCAGCTTGTAGCCGGGCACCTCGTCGCCAGCCATCAGCAGTCGCTCGACCTCGGCGCGGACGGCTTTGCACCAGTCCTCGACCAGCCCGACCTTGTCCATGGCCGACGCCAGCCAGTTGGGGTCGCCTTCCGAGACGACGTTGGCCGGCGTCAGGTCATCGAACTCGGACACGTCGGCCGCCACGAGTTGCAGCACCTCATCCTTCAGCGCCGGACACGACGCCTTGGCCTTGCACCAGCGGCATTGCTTCTCGCCGGGGGCCAGCGGCGCGCTGTCCGACAGCGCCAGCGTGGCGGCCTCCTTCACGGTCTGGCCGAAGGCGTGCAGCGCCTCGACAGGCATGACGAATTCGGAGACGTGGTTCTGGCGCGGCTGGTGGATGACCAACTG